GCGGATGACGCTGTACCCGTACAGCACGTCAATCCGGCACGGCATCCGGTCGTTGTTGATGTCGTACTGGCGCACGATCCGCATCGAGATCCCGTTGTGAACCTTCCGGCTGGCCATGTCGACGCCCTGCGGCAGCATCAGGTCAGCGGTGGCAAACGTGATCGCGTCCTTGTGGTAGATCAGGTTTTGCGGATAGCCCGTCGAAGCCGCACCCAAGAAGGTGACGACATCCCCGGCAGTTGGCAGCGCGGTGACCGTGGCCAAGGCCTGCGTGGGCGCGTACACGGCCGGCAGGAACTCCACGTCGACAAACTCGGTGGAAGCCGAGGTGACCGTGTTCTGCACCACAAACTGCTGCAGCGAGCCAGTGGACTCGCGGGTCTGCGGGTTGACCGCAAACCTACCAGCAATGGTGAACACGTCGCCCGGGACCAGCGTGTTGCCGTCGGTCACGTTGTCCAGCGTCAGCTTGGTCGCACCGTTGGTCAGCGTGGTCTTGACGATCGGGGTGTCCGAGCGCAAGGCCGAGCCGGTGGTGTGCACCTTGATGGACTGCGACATGTTGATCTCCTCGTAGCCGAGGATGCCTTCGCCCATCATGCCGTTCTTGAACTGGCGCGAGATCGTGCTGGTCGGGTTGAACAGGCCCTTCATGCCTTCCACCAAGCCCGCGTTGGCCGCCGGATTGACCGTGGCGTAGCGCGGCGACATGACAGCGGCAGCCTCGTTGAGCTTCTGCTGCGCTTGCAGCAGCACCAGCGAGGTGGCCGGCGTCGTGCCGGGGGTGCCGACAGACTGGAAGATGTCCTTGTACGAGTTGGCGACATCGGCGTCGATGCTGGCCGCGAGTTGCGAAACCCGAGGCTTGAGCACGCGATCAGCGAAGTCGTCCAGCGACAGGGCCATCTCGGCAGAGGTGAAGTTGACGCCGATGTGCTTCTGCGAAGCAATCGTCAGCGTGGTGAACTGCTGCTGCACCTCTTGCACTTGCAGCGCAGCACCGTCGGTGACCAGAGCGCGATCCGGCAGGCGGATGCGCAGCGTGTCGCCGATCTTGGCGCCTTCGACGGCGAACGAATCATCATCACTATGTTCAGCGCGGCTCGCTATGCCACGCCCGCTTTCGCAGCCCTGACTTTCGCCAGGGGTCAGACTATATCTTCAGACCGACCGTTAAATACGTTCATGCCTGCCCCGCATTTCGCGCTCGCTTGAACGCTACGCCTTTCGGCTAGTCGTTGAACCTTCATCGCACCACAGTTAGCGATACGATGCTTGGCTGCTGATTGCCCAATCCAGCACTTTTTGGCCGTCACGATTCCCGTTACCGGGTGCGTTGTGGCGTGCATGGCTCTAAGGGGTTTCCAGCAATTAACGGGGTTTAACGTCAGCTAGACTTTCGTTTACTGACGATTCACGTTGCGGGTGATGACCAGATTATTCTCCAAGATCTCCAACGCCTTGTTGGTGATCATGTCGATGGTCAGAAGCGACTGAGCCATTTTCAACCTTTCGGAATTTGTGTTACGATCATGATTCCATAGCCACCTAGGAGTTGCACCATGTCAAGCATACTTGTAGACGGCATCGAATACCGAGCCGTGAACCACCTGTACGCCGTCTCTCGATGCGGGAAAGCCCTGCGGAACGGACACCCGTACCTGCCCGTCGTTGGCGTTGACGGTTACCCCACCTTGGGCAGAGAAACGCGCCTTCACCGAGCCGTAGCTATGTGCTGGCTTGAGACTTTTGCTCCCAAGAAGCACATTCACCACATCAACGGAAACAAGTTGGACAACCGCGTTGAAAACCTTGAGTGCTTGACGGCTCAAGAGCATCACGGCAGTAGGCATTTTGAATTGCACTCCGTCTCTGGACGGTACGTTAGAACCGAGGCCACCAAAGAAAAACTTCGGCAGGCCAGGCTCGGAAGCGTCACGTCCGAGGAAACGAAGGCAAAACAACGTGCCGCACTGCTGGGACGCGCACGACCCCACTTCCCGCGAGCGGGGCATAGCGAGGAATCCAAGGCCAAAAGAAGCCTTGAACACCCGCGCAACACTGCCTGCAAGGTGTTTGGTGTCGTGTACCGCTCCTTTGCAGAAGCGGCTAAAGCGACTGGCATTCATCGGTTTACGCTGCGGAAGCGATGCCTTTCAGACAACTTTCCTGACTACGAACTTCACGGTTAGCGATTGCGATTCTTGGCTTCCCACTGCCTCATCTGCCGCTGCCGCTCGGCCTCGATCCACTGGCTCGTGGTCATGTTCTTCACAGACCTCGGGTCAGTGGTGTCGTACGTCGTAGACGCAGACCTAGCGGTAACGGGCGTGATCGGCGTGGGGGCCGCAGAGGTTTTCTTTGCCGGCGGGCTCGACTGCACTTTGGCTTCGATCCTGCCGATTTCCTTGGCCTGCAAATAAGCCGGCAGTCGAGAAATCCGCTCCGCTTCCTTGGGATTGCTCCCAAGATAGTACGCAACATCCGGCCCCACGTCAGAGGCTTGGATGGTCTGCGCCATCAGGGTCGTGATCGGCAGCTTCGGGTTCAGTGCGACTTGTTCGAAATCGTCGTACTTTTCCCGTGCCGCTTCTTCGCGTTCCTGATAGTTCTCCAGCAGGGCTTCCTGTTGCTGCCGCTGCTCACGCTGCTGAACCAGTTCTTGCGCCTTGCGTTCGGCGAGCGCTTGCGCGTACTCGTCGACGTTGGCGAACTGATCCGCAGTGGGTGCGGGGGCGGAAACGGTTCGTTGCTGGGCAGGTTGCGTGAGCTTCCTTTCCCACTTGCGCTGCTCTTTTGCGAGCCGCTTGGTGATCAGTGCGTCGACTTCCTCTTGCGAAAAAGTCTTTGACTGTTCAGCCGGCGCATCAGTAGCGACATCCGGGGTGGCCGTCACCTCGGGCGCTTGCACGGTTTCCGCTGGCGCGGTGTCCGCTACGGGCAGTTGATCTGCGTCCATTTGATTCCGTGGAATCCCCGGTCAACGGGCCGGTACGATGGCGCGGAATATACCACGCAAATTATTCGCCGCGTGCCTCACGCTCCATCGGGGCGTTGCGGTAACCGTATTTCAGCACTTGGTAGGCATAGGTCGCGTAGTATTTCACCGTGCCCATGCGCTGCCATTGCTTCCAATGCGTCTGTTCGTGCCGAATCAGGCTGTCGCTGTACATGTGTTCCGGCAGGATGTAAATCCCGAACGGAGCCAGCGCCACGCCCGCAAAGCCCGTGCGGCGCAGCACCCACGCAATCAGGCCACGGGCGGGTTTGGGTGTCACGTCAGCGGCTCCGAGGTGGCCACAGGCTCAGGAGGAATGATGCGCTGCAACCCCAGCCGCGCCAGCGCCGTCTGCCACGGCTCGTCCGTGACGTCAGATGCGGCGTACATATACTCGATGGCCTCGGGCGTCACCTCCAGCCCAGCCTCCACACAACGCTCGGCAGTAATTTCTGGGTAGCCGGGGCTGTATTCCGTCTCCACCCACTGCCCAGGCTGATCGGGGTCTGGTTGCTTCCAGGCCCAAGTGCTGAACGGTGCCAGCTTGGCAAAACCCTCGCTCACGCCGCCGCTGCTGATGTAGTGCGTGGCAGGCTCGTCGCCGGTGGGCGACAGGCCGATTTCAAACATGCCCTCGTAGGGTAAGCCACCGAGAGTTGAGCACACTAGGCGGGCTAGGGGGGCTTCTTCGGCTGTGACGATGAGGGTGCGCATGACGTCCATCAGTAGGCTCCAGTTTTGCCGTTGACCCACGCTTCCGTCGCCTCAATCTGGCTTTGCGTGGACTGTGCGCCACGGACGATGAGGCTTGTCAGCCAGCCGTTTAAAAACGTGCTGCTGCCAGACCCAAATGCACCAATTTCCAACACTGAATTTGGAAAATTTCCCGTTCCAGCAGTACCAGACGAAGCAGAAAACGCAACATTTGCTGCGTTAATGCGCATTTTAATTTCGTCCGTTAGTGCGGCGCCGCCAATGTCCATTGACAAGGCAAGCACATTTGTTATTGGTGCGTTGTATGTTGCGTAGTCTACTTGTCCAAGGTTACTGCCGCGCAAACCAACAAAATACTTTCCACCTGGCGTTGCTACATAGGACGGCGCATACAGTCCAAAGCCGCCGGCGGTATTCCACGCAGTTTGTGCGGCAAGCATCCCCGTTGCAGCATCACTCAACTTCCTAACCCCTGCCCACGCCGTAACCTTATCCCCAGCACTGAAGTCGATGCTATTCGTCGTCATCGACCACGACAGCCCATCAAACGCCAGATACGGCAAGAACCCCGCAGTGTCGTACACCGTCGCTGCGGCTACGCGCTGGTAGGTGGGGCCGATCAGGCCCGTGGCTTGGCTGGCGGGGCGGAGGTCTGCGCCCCAGATAAGTGCCCCGTCTGTGCTGTTGACGGTCAGTGTGTTGCTGTTATCCGCATCAACAGGGGCAAACGCCGTGTACTGGTTAAAACTTGAAGTCGAAGTCACCGAGCAACGATACCAACCATTACCCAGCGGCGTGATGGTTGCGTTTGCAAATCCAGCGGCAACAGTCCCAACAGTCCCATTTGCAAGATCAAACCACGCGGCTCCACCAGTAGTATCTTCTTGGTAAATACAAAACCAATTTTTACCAGCCGCTTTTGCCGCAACGCTGTGCGTTTTTGATATTGAAGCAAAGCCGCCGCGATATAATGTTCTATCTGTTCCCGTAGAAGACGGGTAAATTAAATCCGCAGTAGTTGTGCCGTCTGGAGCTGTGCCAGCGTTTGGGGAAATTGTGACGCCAAACTTCAACCAATCCGCATTATCAAACTCCTCCGAATAAGTCAGCAAGTTATACCGCGCCGCCAGCTTCGGGCGTTTTGCGGAGGTGGTTTGGGTGGCGTGGTTGCCGGGGAGTTCGCGGACGGAGATGTTGTCGAACAGCGCAGTTAACCCGGCGCTATTGGGTGCGCCAAATTGAATAAATAGCGTTGACCCTGTGGCGGTAAAGTATCTTGTAACAAATCCAGAGCCAGAAAGAACGGTTAGTGGGATGTCGCTCCCGCTTCCGAGTGAAGTTCCTGCAAAATACCGTAATGTTGTTGCGGTATTTTGATTGTAATTAAATTGCAAAACATAGGTTCGGCCGGCGGTTACAGAAAACGATTGATAAGCAGTTCTGGTAAAATTATCATTAGGCGTTACGCCAAGTTGTCCAGAAACCACAGAAAGTACAGCGTCCGCGCCTGTCCACCCCGTAGTCCCAGACGAAAAATCCCCATTCGTCACCAACTCCGACCCCAGCACCAACCCCTTCGACTTATCCAGCATCAGCCCCACAAATTGCTCCACGCCAGTGACGGGCGTGGTGCCTGCGGAGTCGGTGAACAGCGTGCTGAAGTCGCTGGGGTCGTACCATGCGCCTTGCTCGCCGTTTTCGAACAGTGAGTACGGCTCAAACGGTGCAATGCCGAACCCGGCTGACGACCCCAGCCCGATGGGCAGGCCGTTGCGAATGGGTATACCGAAGTAGGGCATCGCTCAGACTCACTGGATGTTGATGGGCTTGGCGTACACGGTGCCGCCGCCAGTGACCTGAATCGCGCTCACGCGCCACGGGGCGCCAGTGCCGCTGGGCACCTTGAACGGGATCGGCGTGTTCGCCGGGATCGGCGTGTCGGCTGTGGTAGCCGTGACGTCCTCGCCCACGCGGATGTACGCCGCAGTGGTGGACCACACCACCACGCCCTGCGGGCCTGCGGGCCAAGTGCCGGTGCTGCCAGCAGTGCCGGTAAACGACGCCGTGCGTGCGGTAAACGTTGCGTCGTCAAGAGGGTTGAGCAGTTCCACAGTGGGCTCCTTACGCCAGGAATTTCAGCTTGTACAGGGTGCTGTAAAACAGCGCCAGAATCTCGTCGATGATGTTCTGCAGCGGCGTGCATTCCTTCTCGACTACATCGTAACGGGTGTCCATGATGGTCTGCACCATGTCCTCGAGGAATTCCACCACGTTGTTCGTCTTGGTGGCCTGCTGCAGTTCCACCGGGCCAATCAGGCCGTACTTGCCCTGATACGCCTCGGCAAAACTGTCTGCCAGGTCAATGATCTGGTCGTAGAACTTGGCTAGCGCCTTGTGCTTGGCGTACGAGCGTGTGTTCAGATGCACGCTGTGCGTGACATCACGCGCCAGAAACAGCTGGCCGATGAACTTCTCGCAACTCATACTGGCATCCCCTGTGGTGCGGCCGTGGGCATTTGGCCCTGCATGGCAATCGACATGTCACCCACAGTGGCGATGTCACGCATGGTCTGCATGATGATCTCCTGCACTTGCTCGGGCGTCATGCCGGTCTGCACAGCCTGCAAGCGACGCGTCTCGGCCTCGTACGCCTTGATCTCGGCGTCAGACTCGGCCTTGAACGTGTCGACCTTCATCTTCTGCGCTTCCATCGACTGCTGGACGTTCTGCAGCATCTGCTGCATGGCCTGCATCTCTTGCGTCAGCACCTGAATCTGCTGGTTGGCAGCCTGCAACGCCGGGTCGTCCTGATCCTGCAGCAACTTCGGGTCGATTGTCTTGCGCAGGCGTTCAGCCAGTTCTTCCGCCCCCGGCCAGTCCATGTTCTTCACAAACAGGTCGCCGGCCACGGCCCACAGCTGCGGCGAGCCCTGCAGGATCTGCGACATGGCATCCATCGCTTCCTGCCGCTTGGTCAGGTACGACGGACCTGTGGTGACCACAACGTCGTATCGGCCGACGCCGGGGTTGTAGATTTTCTCGATGGTGACGCCGTTCTGGTCCTTCAACTCGCGCACCGGCTCGGGCTGCATTGGGTTGATCTTGGCCATCGTTGTCTGGCCGTCCATGCCGATGATTCGCGCGATGCGCTGCGTGTCGTAGATCTTCGGGATCATGTCGATAATCTGGCGCGTCACATGCCGTATGGCCCGGGCCAAGTTATCCACATAGTGGTAGGTTCCGGTATCGCTCTGAGCCTGACGCGCCAGAATAGCGCGGCCCGATCGTTCGTTGGAAGTCGCGCCGAGAGATGGGTCGTACTGGCCCGTGGTTGCCTTGATGTCGTCTGCGGCGCCCATCTTGGCGGCGATAAGCCCCTGCTGCGCCATCGGCGGCTGCGCTCGCTGAGGAAGCGGGAAAGAGTTTCCGGCTCCGTCTGTGGCATCAGGGTTTACCTCCAGATACGGCCAGTTCTGCGTGTTGGCCGTCTTCCACTGGTTCTCGTAGCCCTCAAACTGCCCGCCGTACCCGATGAACGGCGCCTTCGGGGCCAGCGCCAGCATCTCGGCTTCCTGTGACACCCAGTAGTTGTACATGCGCTGGGCGTCCTTGGCGTTGCGCACCAGGCCCGAGACGTGGATCTCGCCGTCCACCTCAAACTCGTTGCCCACCACGCGCACCACGGGAATGTACTTCCCAACCCAGTCCTGCTCCTCCAAAACCTCGAAACCGTTGGTCTTCATCCACTTCACAACGCGCTTGGACGACTCCCGCGTGCGCAGGGGCTCCATGCCCATCGCTTCCATCTGGCGTGCCTCAAACGACCCCTTGAACGCCGTCAAGCCGCCAGGATAGAGGTTCAGTGTGGCGCGTTCTTCTTCGATGCGAAAATACTCGGCAATCCGCACCGTGTTTTCGTTCAGCCAGTACCCCATCGACGCATCGCCCACGCCCTGCGTGCGCAGCGTCGTGATCGGCGTGGCATCGGGGAACATCCGCTCGAACTCGTCGACAGTGATGTCCTGCGTGATAAAGCAGTACCGCGCATCCGACCCGCAGGGGTCTTGGATCATCGGGTCCATGTACACGCTGAACGCGTTACGGATACGGCCGATGCGGATGTCCTGATCGAACGTGTCCTCGTCGCAGTACTCCGTCAGCAGGCGGATATACCCTTCGCCGAACGTGACCTGATTGTCGCAGGCCGTGTCGTACGCCACGTCGGCGTCAGACATGTACTCAATGTGCCGCACGATGCCGTCAAAAATCTCGGCCACCTCGGGGTCGGCTTGATCGTCCGCAGGAATGACCTTGCCGCTGGGCCGGTTCTGGCGCTGCTCGTTGGTAACGTTGCGGACGTGCTGCGGCAGTTTGTTGATCGTCAGGCACGGCCTGGCGTTCACCGTCTGGCCCTGCACGCTGCCGCGCGTCGCAAGCACGTCCTGCGGCCACTGCCAGTTGTTGTCCGGGCTGCCGGCCATAAAGCGCAGGTCGTCCAGTTCGGCCTGCCGCGTGAGCGAAAACGCCGACTGCGCGGACTGCATCCGCGTGCGCATTTCTGCCAGCAGTTCAGACTTGTCCGAGCCGCCGTCGGCTACCCGCCGAGCCCCGTTGATGCCGTCGTCGCGTGCCATGTTACTTCTTGCCCTTCGCAGGCGCCTTGGCCATGCGCTGCGTGTTGTACGCCACCGCCACAGCCTGTTTCTGCGGCTTGCCGTGCGCCATTTCGGTCTTCACATTCTTGCGAAACGCGTCTTTGGACGCGGATTTCACCAGCGGCATGTCATTTCCCCTTCGGTTTGGCCGTCTTGGCCGACTCGCGGAAATCCTTGGCCGTAGGCGCGCCCGCCGCGCCCGGTTTGCGCATCTTTTCACCGCTGCCGGCAGCGATTCGCTCGCGTTTGGCGTTGATATTGGCGTAGAGACCGGGTTTCGTGGCCATTTTTACCTCGCAGTTAGCATTTCCAGCGTTTCAGAGCAGCCTTGGCCCGCTCGCCGTTCTCGGCCTTCGCGGCCACTGCTCCCATTCTCGAGCAAAACGACGCTTTTCGGCCCTTGTCGGCCTCAGTCTTCGGGTTCGGCGCAGGCGCCTTCAGATTACTGCCGGTCTCGCGGTTGTACTTCTCGCGGCCCTTGGCCGTCAGGCCAGCGCCCTGCTTTGTGGGCAGCTTTTCGCCTCGACCAACGCTCAGAGACACCGACTTCGCCATGACAGACCCTCAGTGTGCCATCCACCCGGCCGACTGCATGGCTCCCCCGTGCGTCGTAACCACCCGGTGCTGGCTGCGCGGATTGTACTCCCTGTGCGCCACGGGAAACGCAAACGTCACTGCCAACGCGTCAGCAGCATCAGGCGAGGCCAGGCCCCGGGCCTTCATCTGCTCCTTCGTCTCCAGCGCAATCGCCCCCGACGAATTCGGTCGCGTCCTCGGGCCGCACAGGTCTTTCTTCAGGTTCCTGTCGTCCTTGATCGACGCCGTGCGCAGCCACTGTTTCATCGCGCCCCACATCTCGGCCCGCTTGTTCTGGTACGCCTTCTGATCCTTGGCCTTCCAGCCAAAATTCACCCCGCGCACCTTATACCGCTGCTCCAGCAGTCTGTCCAGCACGCCCGCGCCCAGGCCGCCTTCGTCAATCACTGTCAGCACTGGCCGGAAATCCTCAATGGCCTCAATGACGTGCCCCACCACCGTCATCGTGTCATCGCCCCGGAACCGTCGCACTTCGAGCAAATCCCGCCCCCGTCGCGCCACGATAATCGTTGCGTCCGCCCCGTACCGCGCGGGGTCCACCCCCAGCACCACAGGTGCTTCCGGGTCGCGCATCGGCGGCCGCTTGCCGGCTTCTTCGACCAGCCCCAGCGGGATAAACTGGTATTCATCCGCGCCGGGAAACTCGCCGTATACCTCGACCATTGCCTGCGGCGAGTCCTCGCCGTACTCGTCAATAATCGCCTGGTACACGCCTTTATCAGTGTCCTCCACCGTTCTGGCGTCAATATTCTGCGTCTTCCAGAAGTTCCGCTTGGCGTTAAAACACTCGAAAAAATACCCCGAGTTTCGGCGTGGGTTACTAAACGCGCACCAGAATCTGTGCGGCGTGTTCTCGGTAAAAAACCCCGCAGCCACGCTCCAGATACTGTCGGGGATACCGCTGGCTTCGTCGAACACGACCATCATACCGTCGTCGTTGTGCGCGCCAGCGTACGCGTCGGGATTCTCGTCGCTCCAGAGTTTGCCCTCCGCGCCCCAGTACCGCGTACCCTTCTTCAGGTCGCGCTCCACCAGTTCGGTCAGCCACTTCGCCGGCACGATACGCGTCGCACTGATCTCGAACCAGTGCGAATTCATCAGCATCGCCAGCCACTTCGTAATCTCGGCCCAGGTCACGCTGCGCAGCTGCGCTTCGCTGTTCGCACTGACGATCACGCTCGCGCCGATCCGCGTACTCAGCATCCAGAGCACCAGCCAACTTACCAGCGCCGACTTTCCAATTCCTCGGCCAGAGGCCACCGCCAGGCGGAATACCTCGTACATATCGCGGTCGCCGTTTTCCTCGATGTGCGCCCGTATCTTCCGCAGAATCTCCCGTTGCCATTTTCGGGGGCCGCTGCGCTTTTCCAGCGGCGTACCCTTTTCGCCCCAGGGGAACACGAACATCACAAACGCTTCGGGGTCGTCGCGGAGTTTTGCGCTCCACAGGCGACTCATCAGCGCCTGTTCTTCCTGCGGGGTGTATTTCGTGGTCTGCATTAGTCAGTCCGTGCAACCAACGCACTCAATTGCGTCGTCGGCTTCTGCGGCAGAATACCCGAAAGCATCAGCCTGTGCCTGCGTAAACGCCAGCATCTGCGCGTAGCTGGGGCGGTCTTTGCGAAAAACAGCGCCGTCAGGCTTAGATGCCAGCGCCAGCGCCAGCGCCTCCATCTTGGCCCACCAGATTGCCCGCTCGGGTTTTTCTGCGATCAGGCTTTGCACTTGGGCCGCCCCCTTCAGAAAGCACAGGTCGCAGTTGCCCGCCAGTGTTTTGCCTTTGTACGTCGGCAGTTCTAGCGTAAACGGCTGCTGATCCCAGAACGCACCGACATCGGTTACCGTGATGCCGGCGTCGGCCAGCGGCAGTACCATCGTTTCTTTGGTCGTCTCCGGGCTGGGCCGCGCCCTGATGCGCGCCACGCGACTGGGTTCATCCGCACGAATGCCCACCATCTGGTCCCAACAGTGATCGCCTTCGCCCCAGCCCAGCGACCGCAAGTGTTTGTGCATGGCGCGAATTTTTAACTCCACCGTGCAAAACCGAGTTACCGGATTTGGCAAATAATTCCGCTTCCGAATAATCGCCTCAAACGGCTCGCCGTTCCTGCTGGCAGTGTCGAAATCCACCACGGCGTAGCCGTCAGGCCGGTACTCCACCCACACAATGGGCACGTTCCAGTTTTGTTCGCAGTCGCGCACAAACCGCAGCGTTGCCTCATCTTCTTTGCCGGTGTTCGCAAAACACACCACCGCGTCCTGCGGCAGTCCGCCATTGCTTTGCAAAACGCGCCACAGCATGTACGCGCTGGTGCGGCCGCCAGAGAACGAAATGCAGGTCGGCCCGTCAATGCGGAACGGGTCTAGAATGCGCGTAGCCATCATCAGCCTCTTGTCCAGGTTGGTTGGTCAGAAACCCCAGCGCCGCGCCAACGGCCTGGGGTTTCGTCATTGTACGGCATGGCGTGTGCGTCAGCGGTTCATATCGGCGCGTATCGGCTCATACCGGGCCCATTTCCGCCAGAGCCTGCGGCGCCAGCCGGGGCCGTATTTCTACCGCATCCTCTATCGCTTCCGCAGCACGCACGCGCTTCTCGGCCATCTCCAGAGCCGCAGTAATCGAGATCGACTGCGTTACGTCTACCTGCACCTGCTGCGTGGCAACCCACGAGTGCCTGTGCCGCAGGAACTCCAGCGCCGCCTTCGAATCCCCAGCCTCGGCCGCCTCGTACAGCGTGCGCGACATCGTCATCTCGCTGTCGGCGCGGCCCTTCATCTCCGCGATCTCCGCAATCGGGTCCATGAGCTTCAGCCGAGCCAACTCCACAGGCAACAAACCCGCAGCCAGCGCAAGCGAATCTCCACGCAATCCCAACTTTGCGCCGTCGTATATGCGCTCCAACGTCGCGGGCGTGGCTTTTAGCTCTCTGGCAGTGATGGGGAGGTCGCGGAACATGGGGGGTGATGATATGCGATTTTTTTGAATGCAAAAAATTTGTGGGGGGCAACTTACGCGGCGTTCAAAAAATTTGTGGGGTGAAAAAATTTGTGCGGGGGGTCCGTACCATTGCCGGGCCGGCGCTCGGACCCCACCGGGGCTAGGGGTGGGGGGGGTCATACCCCGAGGGGTATCTGCTCCCCGGCCTCCGATACCCTACCCCGTACCGTATTCCTGCGCACCTGGGCGGGGGGCTATTGCGTAGCCCCCGTGCGCCCCCGGGCTCGATCCCGCGCCATCGGGGGGCTATCGGGGGCTATCGTCAGACTAGCGGGGTCGACACTACGGATACTGCCCCCCATCGCCCCCCATCGCGCGGGGGCTACCGGGGGCTATCGGTAGACTGCACCCCCCACTAGCGTCAGCGTAGCCCCCCGTTGCCCCCGGCATGGTCTCGGGGGGTCGGGGGGCTATGGGGGGCATAGCCCCCCGCATTCCACCCGACAAACGTACAGCGGTAAACCTATCGTCGAACCTATAGCCCCCCGTAGCCCCCCAAGAGGGAAGACCCCGTTTTTCTCTGCCCCCCGATCTAGCCCCCGCCCGCGTTTGTAAGTTTCACGTCAGGATTGGGCGCGACACTGCATTCATGGCAGCGCAGTGCTGCCGGTAACAGGAGTAGACGAAATGGAAGCAAGGATCGAGATCGTGAATGTGGGCGCCGACACGGCACGCATGGTGATGATCGAGTTTGCCGACCTGGAAGCTGCGCACGCGTTCGCTGCGGGGTATCCCGGTGCCTACTGGAACGACCTGCAGGTCGCGGACGACGATGTGATCGAGATTGTGATCGCGGTCGAATGACCTTAGCCTTAGGAGCAGACGATGGATTCGTATCGTATGGATATCGGGTACTTCGTACCCGGGGAAAACGCACAGTCGATTGTTCCCGTAGTCGCGTGGGGTGATGAGGGTGTGTGGCGTCTGTGCGACGGTGCGTATGACGTACAGGAGCACACTTCGCGCGATTTCTATGCTGCGTGGGAGCGTATCGTCTGCCATGAAGTCGCGGCGAAGCTTGAGACTTGCCCCGACGGGTACGCACAGACGTTTTCGATGCCCGACGGTTCCGCGTGGGAGTTCTCTCGGGTTTCGTCGGATTTCAGTTGGTTTTGATCTGCGAATGACGGCACTGGGGGCTCCAGCCCCCGATAAGTAAAGGAGTAGACGAGATGCCCGGTTTTGTTTTTTACGATGGTCCCAGCCTGATCGATGGCGCCCCGATCGTCGCGATCGCAGTCCTATCTTCCGTCAACGGGAAGACGGGAAACATGGTCCAGACGTACATCCTGCGTGCCGATCAGGCGCCGCTTGACGCGATCCGCGCAGGGGATGATGAATCTATCTGCGGTGACTGCGTGCACCGACCTGCGCTCGGCGGTTCCTGCTACGTTGACGTCTCGAAAAGTGTGACATCGGTGTTCGCGGCATGGGTCCGGGGCAGCTATCCGTTGCTCGCGCCCGCTGCTGCTGCCGGGGTGGTCGCTGGACGCGTAGTGCGCATGGGCGCGTATGGTGACCCTGCGGCGATCCCTGCGCGGGTTTGGCGCGCGCTGCTGCGTCGCGCTGCGGGTAGGACCGGATATACGCACCAATGGCGCCGTGCGTACGCGCAGGGTCTGCGATCGATGGCCATGGCTAGCGTGGATACCGTTCCTGAGCGGGATGTGGCGCGCGCGCTCGGGTGGCGCACGTTCCGGGTCCGGACTGCGGATCAGGCGCTTGGTGCGCGTGAAATTGTTTGCCCCGCGTCCGATGAGGGCGGAAACCGTCGGCAGTGTATTACCTGCCGCGCGTGCGACGGCGCGGAGCGGGGCAGCGTACAGGCTAGCGTCGCGATCGTAGTTCACGGCGCGCGTGCGTCGCGGTTTATCCCGATAGCTGCCGCCTGACCGATCGTAGGTTTACGCGCCGCGCGTCGGCGCGTATGCGTGCGATTCCCGCGCGAATAGGAGATAACGATGAGAGTAGATATTCCGTTGACCCTGCGAGTCGACGAAGACGAATTGAACACCCTGCGCGACGCATTGGTTGAACTAGCCATTGCCGATGGCGTGCGATTGGAGGAAAGCCAAGACGAAGATTCGCGCGCGTGGCTTCGCGCATCGATGAATCGGTGCCGTGATTTGTTGGCGAAGATGCCGATTAGTGTGGAGGGTTGGTCATGGAATACCTGATCCTGCGCACCGTAGACGGCGAGGACACCCTGTCCATAACCGAGCACCCCTGCGCCGATGCGCGCGCGCTGCTGGCCACACTAGCCGCCGGGCGCGTGCTGCGCACCAGCTGGTGCGGGTCGACGCTGGAAGCCGACGTCAGCGCGGCGTAAGCCTGCCCGCCGACACTGAACCCGCCGGCCGATGCCGGCTCACACTGGAGATGAGAAGATGAACACGATCGAATGGACCCGCGTTAAAAACGACGTCAACGGCAATCCGCGCTGGGTCTGCCATTTCCTCGACCTGGAGCCTGCGCACGATTACGCGAAGCCCCTGCCTGATCGCTACGCTGCTGTACTGGTTGCAGCGCGCAAGTTTGGCGGCCGGAAATTCCATAACAAGCAATTCGGCGGCTGCGTGGTGTTTCAGGCCTACGAGTGCCAGCTAGCCGACATCGCTCAGCGCGTGCGCGCTCACCTGCATTGAGGCTCGCCATGCATGACGTCCCCCTGACCCTGCGCGACCTCATCGGCGCTGTTGTGATCGGCCTCGCCCTCGGCGCGCTGATCGCTTGCGGCCTGTGACCCCGACCCCAACCCGGCCCACGCAGCCCCTACGCGGGCCTGTGTGGCCGTTCCCGCCCGCGCTGCTGGACTACCCCACCCAGCCCCCTGGCGCGCGTTCTGCGCCGCGTTATAGCCCGCCGCCGGACGATGTTCCTGTGGCTTTGTTTTGAGGATCCGCCCCATGCCCCTAGCATTCAAAAATCTTGAACGCCCGCCCGAAGACTTGGCGCGCGGCCTCGCTGCTGCTGCTGCGATATTCGAGCGGGCCGGTGTCTCGCCCGAGGTGGCGTACCGGCACGCGCTATTGCGCCGCGACGGGCTGATTTTCTCGCCGCCCCTAGTGCGCCTGTGGTACGCCGCAGAGGATGCCGCCGTGCGCGCTGCCTGCGGTTCCTGGCGGGATGCGCCGCTTGCGGCTGCGCTGGAGTTTGAGCCGTGATCGCCGCCTTAGTCGCGATCCTGATCGCGCTACTGCTGGCCCTGCTGCTGGACTTATAATGCGCACGCCGGCCCGCGTGGCCGGTCGTCTGTCTCCTCGGGCGAAAGCCCGTTCGGCCCCCGGTTGAGTTCGCTCCCGGGGGCTTTTTTTTACTTGCCGGCAGGAGGATCAAGCTCCGCAATCGCGTCGCGCACCTCCTCAACCATAAATTCCAGTCGATTGATTGAGTCGGCAATCGTATCTGCGGCGTAAATAATGGCCTCGGTCAAGCTGCCGACTTGATGCCCCAGTGGACCTTTGAACGGAATTGCATCTTTCGGGGTGATGGCTGCTGCCAGCCTGCTGATTGCGTAAGCGATGTCGTCATTGTCGCGCATGGTAGCGGCTCCTTCTGGTTGGGTTGATGATGGATGTCGTGTAGTTCGACGGCCATGTTTCAGTCGTCGGCAGTGCGCCGAAACGCGTGCACGGTCGCAGTGTGCGCCGTCTCCGCAGCATCCCGGGCCTCGGTTTTCGTGCCGCGCCAGTCTGGAGACAGCCAGATATGCCGGCGCGTGCCATAGCGTTTCGTTTTCACTAGCCCGACGTCGGTCCACTGGCACTCAGCCAGTGCGTGCAGCAAAGCAGGCACGTTGAGCCGGACATTCTGCGGCGCGTGATCCTGCAGCCGGTCCACGACGGCCTGCCACGGGCCGCACGCATACCCGTGCCGGAATTCCAGCGCCCTCTTCTCGATGCGCTCGACCAGCCACGATTCCGCGCCCGTGCGCGCGCTGCCGACCATGATCGTTTTGGCGTCGGTCCACGGCGGTGTTGCGGCCGGATTGAACTGGCTCACGTCACGCTGGCGCAGATACGCCGCACCGGCCTGCAGCCCACCGGCCTTGAAATAGGCCCACAGGGCAAGCGAATCCTGCTCGCGCATCCTCGGGGCATCGGTCCACGTCACCCACCAGCGCCGATCCTCCGACGGAATTGCGATAGCGTCCCTGTAGTTGGTCATGCCTATGACCAACGATTGATTCACGACCGATATGGGATGCTGGCCCTTGCGCTGCACCGTCAGCAGTTCTGGCGGCGCTGCCAGAATTGGCTTTAGCCGGTTTTCCAGCGCGCGGCGGTCAATCGCTTCTGACTGTCTCAGTTCATTGAAGATAATTACCTCGTTTTCGAGGAAATACCCCCATACTTGCTGCAGCTCTGCTGCCTCCACGCTGGTGCAGTTGGTTTTGTTTTCGCCGCCAATCGCGTATAACAGCGGCGCGACCATCGAGTCCTTACCTGCGCCAGGCACGCCGCCGATGAGCAGCGCGTGATTGATTTTGACGCCAGGGTTTTGGACCTTGTACGCCATCGCGTCCAACAAGTGCTGCCGCTCTGCAGGGTCCGAGATCAGCCGCTCAACGTGCGCCAGCCACGGGCCGGGATCGCCGCCCACGCAGGCGGGCCGAGCGTTGCGCCACTTGTTCCCGTAGACCTGCCCGACGTGCTCGCACAGGACCGCGCGCCCAGGTGCGTAGGTGATGCCCTGCAGCATCCGGCCACGCATCGCGGCACGGTTTTCGTCGTAACTGGTGGCCGCCTCGACCCGGCGCGCCCCGCCTGATGCACTGGCGTGGATGCTATGGCACCGGACGTGCCGATACAGCGCGTTGAACGAATTGCGCGTGTATTCCACGCACTGCTGGACGTCGAAGTACCCGTCGTCAGGCACGACGTAGGCAAACCGCTTGTGCCACTCGCCGACCTCCAGCAACGACGGGTCACGCTCGTCTGCTGCGGCCTGCGCCTCGGAGTGCTCCTGCGGTTCCGGCCCCGCCGGTTTCGGCGGATCGGGTTCCGGCTGCTGCGCAAACACGCTGGTGCGTGGCGCGATCCAGGCCCGTGCGTCCTGCCACGAAGCGAACCCGCTGTCCGCAGCGTCCCAGCCGTCTGGCATCCCTGCCGGGTCGATGACCTTGACCTCGGGGCACCGCTCGGCCAGCATCGCTGCCAGGCGCTGCATCGTTGCGATGCCCGCGTCGTCGGCGTCGGGCCACAGGAGGATTTTTCGGCCGTGCAGCGGTCGCCAGTCGGCGCGGTTGACGGCCTGCCCGCCACCGGGCCATGTCGTCGCGACGTACGGCCCCGAGATCGCTGCGGCCGCGTCTGCGGCTTTCTCGCCCTCGACGATGAGCGCGGGGTCTGCGCTGCGGGCCTCCAGTTCCTGTAGCCTGTACAGCGGCCGCGGGACGGGCCACTGGCCCATGCCCCACCGGTCGCCGTCCCAGGTCCACGGCACGATCTGCTTGCGCTGCCCAGGCGGGTCGTACCGGGCGACGTAGCCGAGCGTCTCGCCGTTGCCGTCGAAGTACGTCCAGCGGGCCGACGGTGCGCCGTATAGTGGGTGTACACACTCGCAGTCCGCTGCCGCCTCGGGGACGGGCGTGACCACAGTGCGGGCGGGTTTCGTCGGTTTCGTCGGTCGCGCTGGCGGCTCGGCCGTGCTGCCGTCGTCGAGTTCGCGGTACGCCTCACCGGGCGTGAGTTCGTGGATCGCCGCGTAGAGCGAGATCAGGTCGCCGCCCCGGTCGCTGGTTGCGAAGTCGGCCCACCGGCCCGACAGAAGGTTGACACTGAGCGAGGTTCCCTCGCCGCCGCTGAGATCGCCGCAGACCCATTCGTGGCCTCTGCGCCTGCCGCCGGGCAGCCACTGCGGGACGAGGGTTTCGCTGCCGAGAAGCAGGCGCTGCGCGAGCGCAGAGAAGTCGAGTTTCATGCGTCCCCCAGCAGTTTCTGCGCGTCTTCGACAGACTGAACGATCCCGCTGATACCGCCGGCAGCAACACAGGCATCCAGTAGGTCATGCTGCTCGTCGGTGCCGCGCCGCACACCGGGACGCTTGCACTCCATCAGGAACAGCCTACCGTCAGTCAGTTGCCCGAGGTAGTCACTGGCGCCCTTAGTACGCCCAGGTCTGCCGCGCAAGTACAAACGATAGAACACGGTGAACCTGTCGCCGTCCTGCACCGCTCCGCTGTTGAGTCGCATGAACCACGCCACGCGCGGATGCACGCGCAGCAACTCAAACA